ATGTCGTTTGGCAAACTTGCAGGTTGATGTTATGTCCCAGATCTGAACATGGTCTTTATCTTCCGCTTTACGTATGCCACGACCAATCGACTGAATAACTCTAACAAAGCTCTTACCAGGCTCAATGAGTACCAGATTAAAAATACGGGGAATGTTAATACCAACAGCAGCCACACCATATGTGGCCACAATGATTTTGCCTGTTGCATCAGCCACTTCATCATATTCATCCTGTCTTGCCTTGGCTTTGGTTGCACCAGATACCATCACAGCACCGTCACCCAGCCGCTCTATGATGCCTTGTCCAGCAGCAATGCGATCTACCAACACAAGAGTGTTACCGGTCTCATTGACTTGCCGGATCAAATTGGCAATGGTGTCTAACCTACCAGACTCTTCCAACAAGTATTTTAGCTCGCTTTGATAATTGGTAAACTCTGCATGATCTTCCAACTGCACAATGTTCACGTGACATTGTGCCAACACGCCCTGGCTTTGTAGTTCGCTGGCACTGAGTTTACCAATCACTGGACCAAGGCTACACTTGAGTGCCTGCGATTCAAATGGTTCCTTGGGTATGGTTCCTGTGAGTCCCCAGCGCAGGGGGATACGACTCATGACTCCTGTGAGCAAGGTTTTTAAGGCATCGGCCTTGGCCATGTGTACCTCATCCACAATCACACACACCACATCTTGTAAAAATTCACCAATGGTAACATCACCTACTGAATTTTTTGTATTCTTCAGCAGGATATTTAGACTTTGCCAGGTACAGATAGTGTGTGTGCGACCCCACTCTTTGCGATCTCCAAAGTAAACACCCACATCCTGTTGCATGTTGACGTAGTCTTTTTCTGTTTGTGTGACCAAGCTCTTGTTGGGCACAATCACAATGGTGCGACCGTATGGTGACACGGCGTTGCTGAGTGCGGCGGTGATCACTGTCTTGCCAGCACCAGTGGCAATTTCCTGTATGCATTGTGGATTGGTCAAGAAATTGTTGATGATTTCAACCTGATAATCACGCAACTGCATGGGCTGACCTTCCAAGGGGTGGCCCGGGCCCCAGGCGATATGGCCAAATGTGTTTTGGTTTACTTGTTGGAATTCAAATGTGGTACTGTAGTCTCTTTGATCGTCCAAATCAATATCGTAATTGAACTTTTCCAAGATAGGAATAATATCTGGCAGTAGATTTATGTAGGTGCTACCACCTAGTTGAAAATAACTGACCTTGCCGTCCCAACGGCCCAGTCTCACCGCTGGCAAGTATCTAGCACCCGGCACATCATACTTGAATGCATTTACCAGGGCACGCCTGGCGTCCAACTCAAGACCTTCTATCTTGATATTGACTTCGTCCTTGATTATAATTGTAGCTGTTCGCATAGAGATAGTATAGCATACTTAGTTTATCAAAGTCAAAAAAACAGGCCCCTAAAGGCCTGTTGTAAAATGGGCAGTGTTGCCACTGCCCAGGAGCTACCGTATTAACTGTTCTTCATACATGTACTAGCGGCCAAGGCCTTCCAGTTATCACCGGACACTTTGGTCAAGTCTGCAATCTTTAGAGCCATACGCAAGCTCATCTCACGCAGGCGAGTTTGATTGGCTTCCATAAACCCAATGATCTCGTCACCTTGTTCCGAGCTAAAATCGTAGTCTGCAAACAGTTCACCTTTAAGGTAAATTTGCTTGATACGCAAGAAACGATCACGCATGGTGTTGAGTGTAAGGTCCAGGAAGTGACAACGACTTTGTAGGGCTTCCAAATGGTCTTGCAACTTCTTGCTCTTGAGATTTTGGAACTGCAAGTTGGTGATAAAAATACACGAACCTTTGAAGTCGAACATGTCCGGAACGCCTTCACGACGCAACATGGAACTATCACTGTTCCAGTAGATTCTACGTTTCTTGCCCGAATCCAAGGCAGCCTTTAAAATGTTCAAGCTAAGGTCATCTTGGAACACCGAGTCACAGTCGTCAAACACCAGCACATTGTTCCGGTCAGAATGTTTGTAAAGAGTGCAATACAGGCCAATTGGCGTCATTGCACCTTTGATCACTTCATACTTGACACGACGACCACTCAACTGATCAAACAAGCCCGAATGCTCCAACTGTTTTTCTACGCCATAACTCTTGCCCACACCCGGGGGGCCAACCACGATCATGGCACGGACGTCGCCGGCAATAGTGGCCTTGGTCATTTGATCAAGGATTTCGAAACGTTCGCCAATACGGGCAATAACTTCTTCGTCTGACTCCACTGGTACCGGCTGTTTTGCTACAACCACAGCAGGCGATTCTGTAGGTAATCCGCCAACAAATTCTAAGTCTTCAATGCCGTTGACATTGATACGAACCACATCTGGAAAGTCTGGGCCAAAATAGCCATCTGCATTCACGGTCACATAGCCTCCTTTGGCACCTGTTTGAAATCCTTTAACCAACGTAAACGCAACATCGTTGACTGGAATGTTGCGATACACACCATTTTTAATCATTACTGTACTCAAGGTTAGCTCCTTTTTATTAACTATACAACTATTATACTATATTGGCGATTTCTGGTCAACCGTGTTATTTGCGGTAGATTTCACGGGCTATATCGGCCCCGTTTTTGTAGCCTTGATAGCGACCTAAACAATAGCCTAAAAATGCGCCATATGCCAGTGCCATCAAAACAATGATTATTGTGTTTGATTCCATTTAAAAACCCTTTGTTGATTGTTATAGTAACATTGTAGCAAAAAGATAATAAACGGTCAACCATAAAAAAACCCTACATGTAGTAGGGTTTTTACAGTGTTGTACAGTTACAATAGGCCAGCGTCGATGTTGATTGTGGCTGCAAATGTGCTGCCAACAGCCAATGGCAAAGTCCAGTTACCATCTGGTCTTGGAGGACATACCAGGTTTGTTGTTGGATTGCCATCTAAACTGTGATCCGATGACGCCAACAAATAAGGGATTTTTTCATCACCATCAAATTCAAATCCTTGAACGCCGCTGGACACGTTGTTAGAAAGCGACACATAGTTAATAGAGATTTTCTCAAGCAAAATACCACTGCCGGAATTCACGGTAATTTCCATAGGCATAGTTCCTTGAAATTCTAGTGGCACTTCCATGGAAAACAATATGTCTGACTGCTCGAGTGGCCATGGCAATGGAACCAATGGTTGATCCAGTGTGGGAACAGGTCCGTTAAACACTTGATTACCGTCGGCAGTGACAGAAATTTCTACAGCAGTGGGTCCAAACCCTTGTCCATGAAATCGTATAGTTCTATTGGTCATTTTTAAGATCTCCACAGGTATTTATGCTATTTCCAGTGTTCTAAGATCAGTAGATCTTGTATGCTGTCTGGTTTGGGCTGGCCATGGAAAATCAAAATGCTGGTGTTTTTTGCCAGTTGTGTGCCGGTGCCGGGCTGACGATATATCCGTTTGTGATGATCATAGCCGCCATCAAATGCTTGCCAGCGCCAGCTGGCCACTCGCTCTATGTCAAAAAATCTGCGCCGATCGAGCAAAAAGCAATCTGTGATGTAGTCCTGATCTCCACGATATTTTTTCAAAATCTGAGCAAAATCTTTTCTAACAAATTCTTCATAGATATGACCATACCGGCGTGTATCCCAACGCATGACACTGGAATTGATATTGTAGCTGGTTGGTCTCCAGAGATATTTAAAATCACGCACTGCCCAAAAATTCTGCACATCAAGTTGCCAAATCCAGTCAATATTTTGTGTGATCACCACATCAAGATCAAAATACAACAAAGGTCCTGCATAGTGTTCGGTGTTAAACAGTTGCATCTTGTACCACCAGGATTTTTTAGGACCATTTATGTGCCAATCTGTAAGTCCATGTTTGATAAAATTCTCAGGCACTGGGCGATCTGTTTCAGTATACACATGCAATCTTACACCAGGTGTGATGTGTCGATTCAACATGCTGTACAGGCGTTCTACGTAGTCCCAACTGTAGACAGATCCATGTATGACACAGGCACAATCAATTGGGGCCGATTCCGGCAGTCGATTGCGTTCAGCATTAAGTGATTGTCTCAGAGCTTGCCGTGCCGCAGGATCGTGCGCGGCTGCTAATTTAAGAGCTCGTTTGGTATTGTTATCGATGATCGCTTTGCAAGGCAGAAGACAGACGAATCAGCCAACGACCTTGCGCTATTTCTTTGACTGTGTATTCGGTGTGACAGATTTCAGTCAACCACTGATCACGATCCACTGTATAGGGCTGATCAATGTTTTCTAGTTGTATACTCACAGGATAGGCCAAACTGCTGACGTCCACAATGGGTCTGGTTCCTGCAAGTGCGGCCTGTATGCCGGGACCCGAGTTATGATTGACCATGGCATGGCAATCAAACGCCAAGTTGTAGCTGTCATAGGTGTTGACTATTTTGACAGGTTGTTCTATGATCACATCTGGGGGCAAGTGTACCAGCCCAGCACGGTCCAAAGGACTTCTAGGGTGTGGGCGTACTACGATGGGACGGTCCGTTACCGTGCGCAGTTGTTCTACTTGTTGGATGACCCAACCTTCCATGCTGACCAGGCCTGCCACTTGAAGACTGCGAGCATGTTGTGCGGCTATCACAATCCTGGGGTTGCGGGTCAAATTAAGGGCCAGGCTTATGCCCAAGTGTCTGGGGCGATCCCAATCCAAGTTTTCTGTGTGTCCATAATACCCGTTGGCTGTTATTGAGTTTACAGCTATCTTCCAGGTTTCCCCGCGGTACAAGGCACCCACATCTATGACAATGACTGGCCGGCCCAGGCTTCTATAGTGACTCCAAACTGCCTGATTGGCGGCCATGCGTCCTGACCACAATACTGACCATATGATTGCCGCATCCGCGTCCCAACTGTTTTCCTGGGTGCTTATGCCAGCATTGCGCAAAGAGTCCAGCATAGCACCCATCACAGGCACGCTGTTCTTGGCACACTGCAAAGGAAAATAGGCCACTGATTTGATCACTAAATATCCATTATGAAATATACAGTAATTACCTCGTTTCACGAGGAGGGTCTAAAACAATATGGCCAGCGCATGATCCGTACATTTGAACAGCACTGGCCTGCCGAAGTTGACCTGGTTGTGTGTGCTGAAAACTGCCAACCCGAAGTTGTCAGAAGCAACAGTCATGTGTACGATCTCATGCAGGTCAGCAACAACTGTAGGGCCTTTGTGGAACGACACAGAAACAATCCTCTGGCCCATGGACAAGCTGGGCCGCCCGAAGTTTGGAATCCCAAAAAGGCCTTTAGATGGAATGCTGTAAGATTTGCCTACAAGGTGTTCAGTGTGGCATTGTGTGCTGATAATCTCAGCTCGGGCTGGATGATTTGGTTAGACGCCGATACCCATACTCATAGTTCTGTACCGGTAGACTGGCTGAGCAAGGTATGTCCTGGATCGGCCATGATCAGCTATCTAGGTCGTGGTGAAAAATATCATTCGGAGTGCGGATGGGTGGCATACAACTTGGATCACCCAGAAACCCGTAATTTTATCAAAGATTTTGTTGGCATGTACAACACCGACCGTATCTTTGAAGAACGCGAGTGGCACGACAGTTATATCTGGGATGTTGTACGCAAACGATATCAACCCAATAATAATTTTTTAAATCTCAACCCGTCGTGGACAGACAAAGGGCTAGCCGGGCATCCGTTTATCAACAGCGAACTAGGGCTTTACATGGATCATGTCAAGGGCGATCGAAAAACTCATGGGCACAGCAAACCCAAAGAAGTGATCAGTCACCCCGATCATCCTTATTGGCAACGAGTCAAACAGCAAGGCAAGACCAATTTCCACTCGGACAACAACTAACATGTACCAAACTCACGGCTGGTGGTTTCCAGATCAAGACACGCATTTTGCTGGCATGCTGGCAAAAAACATCAAAAAGGGCGGAGGTGCCACTTATCAAGAGCAGGCACGACAGCGCAGCATTGCACTTACGCCCAACAAAGGCATTGCTGTAGACATCGGTGCCAATGTGGGACTGTGGAGCCGAGACCTGGCACAATACTTTGCCCAAGTAATTGCGTTTGAACCTGTGGCTGATTTTAGAAACTGCTTGCTACGCAATGTTCCTGGCCACAATTTAGACATACGCGAGTGTGCATTGGGTCGAGAAAACACCATGATTGACATGAACATAACTTTAGAAAATACCGGACACAGTCATGTCAACCCTGTCACTATGGGTCTTGGAACTATTCCCATGTACCGGCTGGATCATTTGGATCTGCCCAAATTTGATTACTGTAAAATTGATTGTGAAGGTTATGAATATGAGATCCTACTGGGCGCAGAACAAACCATACGGGCATCGTGTCCCATCATGGTAGTTGAACAAAAATTACACAAGGACACAGGTATTACCAAAAATACTCAATATGACGCAGTGGACCTGTTGAAAAGTTGGGGAGCCCGAGAACTTGATCGAGTTCGCAACGATATAATTCTAGGATGGTAGTTAGATGCATGGTATCTTGAATTACGAAGAACTAGTGGCACCCTTGGCCGATCGGATCTTGATAAGACATCTTAAAAAATCTGTGCATATCGACTGGACTATTACCACAGCTTATCTCAACAGTTGCCAACAAAACTTTGAACAAACCAAACTGTTAAACATTGATTTCAAAGTGGTACAACAAAGCCTACATGAAGATCTCAAAGTGTGGAAAGATTGTGTGATCACTGAATACAAAGATCGGTACCGAAAACTGATCAACTGGTTGTCGGAAAATCTGCACAAATATGATCTAGATCGTGATTATCTGATAGAGTTGTGTGTGACCGATCCTCGGCTGACTTTTGTCAAAACGATAAGCAGACAATTCAACAA